TTATGACAATCTTTATCCATCCTTGGACGGTCCTTCCATTGCTGCTGCTGTCCTTATTGTTGCTAAATATCAATACCAATCAGCTTTTGTAGCTGATCAGGAGATCAATCTCTTGGCTGCACTAACTGAAATTATGTGTGAGTGTGAATTCAAATGAAATCTAGACAAAAGAAATCCAGAATGTATTACTATTTCTGGAGTGCTATGACTGTTATTGTATTCCTTGGACAACTTTATGTTGGAACTGGATATCGTGTGATGGGACAAAGTGTAATGAGACTTACCTATACTTTACAGGAGGCTCTTGAAAACTGATGCAACTGGATCTACATGATGCGACATATGCGGCGGATCAATTCATCGATTACTTCTCTAACATGGGACGTATTGATGAATATCTCCGTAATATAAAACTTGACAGGATGTCTCAGATGCCAACGTATCTCCCTGGATGTGGTCCAGAGGATGATATGTTTGATTCCTTTGACATGCATCCACAAGACATGGACTTCAAGGTCTATGCTGCAGGAGAGAAAGATAGTTTTACGAATGAATATTATAACGAGAGACTACAGATCACAACGTCTCACTCAATTGAGGACTCAATTCCAGGAAAGAGTCTGAAGTGGATTGTCGTAGAAACTAACACCAAGAAGATTGTTGGTTTTGTTCGATTTGGTTCTCCTACAATTAATTCCAAACCACGTAATGAGTGGCTTGGTATGACCCCAGAGTTGTCTCGATTCAACAGACACTCCATTATGGGGTTTATTATCGTGCCTACACAACCGTTTGGTTTCAACTATCTGGGTGGGAAACTCCTTGCACTCTTATGTTGTTCCCATGAAGCCAGAGAGAAGATCAATAGTAAATATAACTCCAACATATGCCTGTTTGAAACAACCTCTCTGTACGGGTCTACAAAGTCCTCCTCGCAGTATGACGGACTCAAACCCTATCTGAGGTACAAAGGACTCACACAGAGTGATTTCACGCCTCTTCTGCATGACAACGTATTCAAGGATTTAAACAAATGGTTCATTACACGGAACAACGATCAGACGTTGGTGAAGGAGGACGCATCCAGTCGCAAACTCAAGACACAACAGAGAATGATCGCAGTGATTCAAAAAAGTCTTCAGGGTGCAAAACTGGAGGACTTCAAGGCTGCAATTGCCAATGCAAAGTCTCTGACTGAGAAGAAACGTACTTATTTCAGTGACTATGGTTTCTCCAATTCACGCGAAGTGATTCGTGGTGACACTGATAAGTTGATCGAAAATCCAATCAACTATGACAAGTTTTACATGGAGAACTTGATCAAGTGGTGGAAGAACAAAGCTTCAAAACGATACGACAGTTTGAAGTCTGAAGGAAAACTTCGCACAGAACTTGAGGTGTGGAGTAAAGACATGGACATTGACATCATTAGATAATGGAACTCAAAGACTGGCTCAACTCTATTAACATCAACAAAGAAAATTTGATTGATGAAGATCCTTTGATTGAAAAGGATTATCCTCCTTATATCATCAACCGATGTCTTTCTGGACACTTGGATTGCATCATGTTTGTGAATGAACTGAATAAGAGTCCAAACCTTGCGAAAAAGTTACAATATGACTTTCTTCTAAATAGTCTCAGGAAACGGAAGAGATTCTCTCCGTGGCTCCGTAAAGATCAGATTAAAGACCTTGACCTTGTAAAACGTTATTATGGTTATAGTAATGAAAAAGCCAAACAAGTCTTGAATATTCTGACTACAGAACAACTTTCACATATTAGAGATCGACTTGAGACTGGAGGTAAAAGATGAGCGCTATTGTTGAGCCTGAAATTAGATGGTCCCCAGACCAGATGATTGAGGTAACTTTGAATGAACCAGATGATTTTCTCAAGGTTCGTGAAACACTGACACGCATCGGAGTTGCATCAAGGAAGGAGAAAAAACTCTATCAGAGTTGCCATATCCTGCACAAACAGGGTAAGTATTTTATTGTTCACTTCAAGGAACTGTTCGCTCTTGATGGTAAGAGAGCTAACATTACCGTGAATGATGTTCAAAGACGTAATCGTATTATTCAACTTCTCCTTGATTGGGGATTGATTTCTGTTGTTGATACAACAAAGGTAACTGATATCGCACCTTTGAATCAGATTAAAGTTCTTGCTTATAAAGAAAAGAATGAGTGGGAACTTGAAACTAAATATAACATTGGCAAGAGAAAGAAACCAGAAGGTGAATAAATAAACGTGAGACCTTTTCGTGCGGTCTCTACGAAAGTCGGAACACCATATAGAGAGGTACGGTTATTACCCGTGCCTCTTTTTTAGTTTTATGGTTAAATATATGTGTCAGGGGAGAGGGATCTACGTATCCCCCTTTGACGCCAACGGATGCCTTCGGGGTCCACACAACACAAACTCGCTTTTAAAGGAGCTAAGAATCATGGGAAACCTTGCTAGGTTCCACACTGCAGATTTGCCTGCTTTGTTGGATCGTATAAATAGGAACAGCATCGGTATGGATGATTACTTTAGTAGAGTGTTTGATCTTCACGAAACAACTACTAATTATCCACCATACAATCTAGTCACGATCAGCAACTTAGAATCGAGACTAGAACTAGCATTAGCAGGATTCAACAAAAAAGAAGTTCATGTCTACACACAAGACGGAAAACTCTTTGTCGAAGGACAAAAAGAAGACAAAGAAACCGACACCTCATATGTCCACAGAGGAGTGGCTCAAAGATCTTTCACCAGATCTTGGACCCTCAGTGATGAAACGGAAGTTAGATCAGTTGGATTTGAGGATGGGTTATTAAGTATTGTACTTGGTAAGATTGTTCCAGAACACCATGCACGTAAGGATTTTGAGATCTAAATAATTTTACCTGCGTGCCATGCAGTGGCCACTTGACTTCGGTCGGGTGGCCTTTTATAATGTCAATGGAGAAAACTTTTCAAATGAATATCAAACTTGTCGTACTGAAATCTGGCGAGGATCTCATTGCAGATGTAAAAGAGATCCGAAGCACAGGTGGTAAAGACGTTATTGGATACTGGTTCACCGATCCACTAATTCTTAAAATATTTTCGGAGGAGGAACCTCAAGTTCTCAGTGAAGAGACGGGTGAAGAAACTGAAAACGGAACCACCAAAAAATTTGGTTCTAAACTCAGTGTGACTTTTTATCCCTGGGTGCCTCTGTCAGCAGATCGTGAGATCCCTTGTTCTGCGGATTGGGTAGTCACAATCGTTAGTCCACAGGAAAATCTGGTAAAATTGTATGAGGAACGTGTAAATGGAAGACCAGAAGATGATCAAGATCCTTCTGTTATCAACGAATCAGTTGATAATCTCACAGATTGAAGAAGTAGGAGCTGAAATCGGAGATCCGAATTGCAGACTCATAAAACCACATGCCATCGATGGAGACAATATGACTCCGTGGATGAATGAATGTACAACTCAGGATACAATGATGATTTATTCTGATAAAATATTGACACTCGTTGACCCCAACGAAAAATACTTGACCATGTATCAGGAAATCCTTAAGTGAATTTTTACACCAACGTACAACTCATCGGTAACCAGTTCCTTGTTCGTGGATATGAAAACGGTAAATATGTGATGAAACGAGAAGAGTGGAAACCCACTCTGTTTGTACCGTCAAAAAGGAAGAGTGAGTATCGCACCCTGGAGGGTGAGTACGTTGAGGCTATTCAACCTGGATTTGTTAGGGACTGTCGTGAGTTCTATGACAAATACAAAGAAGTTGAGAACTTTCGTATCTATGGAAACGAAAGGTATGTGTACCAATATATCTCAGATAATTATCCTCAAGAACATCTAGAGTTTGATATTCGCAAAATCAAACTGTACACGATTGATATTGAAACCAAATCCGAAGAGGGATTTCCTGATGTTGAAAGTGCTAATGAAGAGGTTCTTCTAATCACTCTGCAGGATTTCAATACCAAACAGATCACCACCTGGGGCGTAGGACCGTTCAACAATAAACAGGATAATGTGAACTATCTGCAGTTCGCAGATGAACCCACCATGTTGAACGCATTCATTAGTTGGTGGATGGAGAACACTCCTGATGTGGTGACGGGATGGAATTGTGAGTTCTTTGACCTGCCATACCTCGCAGGGCGCATCAGTCGCATCCTGGGTGAGAAGTTGATGAAGAGACTGTCTCCGTGGGGTCTGGTGACGCAGACAGAGATGTTTGTGCAGGGTCGTAAGAATCACTGTGTAGACATCGGTGGCGTGTCTATCTTGGACTATATGCGTCTGTATCGGTGGTCTCCTGGTACGCCTAACCAGGAATCGTTTCGACTGGACTACATCGCACAACAGGAACTGGGCCAACAAAAACTAGATCACAGTGAGTTTGATACCTTCAAAGACTTCTACACTCATGGGTGGCAGAAGTTTGTTGAATACAACATCATTGACGTGGAATTGGTTGACAGGTTGGAGGATAAACTTAAACTGATTGAATTGGCATTGACCATGGCGTATGACGCTAAGGTCAATTATCAGGACATTTTCTTTCAAGTTCGACTTTGGGACTGCATCATTTATAATTATTTGAAGAGGAAGAATATTGTCATTCCACCAAAGGAAAGATCAGACAAAGACTCTAAGTATGCAGGTGCATATGTCAAAGAACCGATTCCTGGAAAGTATGATTGGGTGGTCAGTTTTGACCTTAACAGTCTTTACCCCCATCTTATTATGCAGTACAACATCTCACCGGAGACATTACAAGATACCAGGCACCCATCAGCAACAGTTGATAAGATACTTAATCAACAAATAACTTTTGAGATGCACAAAGACTTTGCAGTCTGTGCTAATGGTGCGATGTATCGCAAAGATGGTCAGGGATTTCTTCCTGAGTTAATGCAACAGTATTACAATGAACGGGTCATCTTTAAAAAGAAGATGATTGATGCTAAGAAGAAAAATGAAAAGACTCCTTCATCCTCACTACAAAAAGAGATCGCTCGTTGTAACAATATCCAGATGGCTAAGAAGATTTCACTCAACTCTGCTTATGGTGCCATTGGTAATCAATATTTTAGGTACTATAAACTGGCCAATGCGGAGGCGATTACGCTTTCTGGTCAAGTCTCTATCCGTTGGATTGAGAATAAGATGAATGAATATCTAAATAAACTTTTACAAACAACCGACGAGGATTACGTAATTGCATCTGACACCGATTCAATTTATCTTAATCTCGGACCTCTTGTTGATAAATTTTTTAGTAATAAGTCTGGCGATAAAACAGCAATTGTTTCCCTACTTAATAAGATTTGTGAGGAAAAATTTGAACCGTTCATCGATAAGAGCTATCAGGAACTTGCGTCGTATGTAAATGCCTATGACCAGAAGATGCAGATGAAGCGAGAGAACATCGCTGACCGTGGAATCTGGACTGCTAAGAAACGATACATCTTGAATGTATGGGATAGTGAGGGTGTGCGTTACGCAGAACCCAAACTCAAGATCATGGGTATTGAAGCTGTGAAGTCTTCGACTCCCGCACCTTGTAGGAAGATGATTAAAGATGTTCTGAAGTTGATCATGGTATCGACTGAGGATGATGTGATTGAGTTCATCGAGAACTCTAGAAGAGAGTTCAAAGAACTCACACCAGAAGACATCTCTTTTCCACGCACGGTAACCAGTGTTGATAAGTATCGTAGTGTGAATGCTATCTACGATAAAGGAACACCAATTCATGCACGAGGAGCACTCCTCTATAATCACTACATAAAGAAAAACAATCTCACTCAGAAATATTCTTTGATCGGTAACGGTGAGAAGATCAAGTTCTGTTATTTGAAGAAACCAAATCCGATTCAGGAGAACATCATCTCCTTTATTCAACAGTTTCCTAACGAGTTGAAACTTGACAAATATGTGGATTATGACTTACAGTTTGAGAAAAGTTTTCTTGAACCTCTGAAGATTATTTTGGATTCCATCGGATGGAAAGCCGAAAAAACTGCAAACCTTGAATCATTTTTTATCTAATG